GACCGGAATTGCCTATTGTGGCTGTTTGCAATTCCAATCAATGCCCTTTATTAATATCTTTCTCTGGAGAACAGCCACGAGCTCCGGATTAGAACGTTCTGAAGTAATATATAAGTCAGATTTTCTTTTTCCGGAGGCAGATGGCGATACCTTCTATACTTTCGCTTTTTGTGCCTGTAGTTTCGAATTTAACTTCTCAGCCTCCTTTTGCATATTTTCGGAAGCGTGCTTGATGTAGTACAGCATCCCTTCGGTTCTTCCGATTTCTCGACCGGTATTGAATGCGGCTTGCAGTTCTGGAGTGGAGTACTTGCCCATTTCGGAGGGTTGGGCCGTCCTTTTGCCGTTACTATTGTTGGCGGCATTGGAATCCTTGGAATTGATAGACATATATAATAAAAAAAGGTATTCGTGCCTTTCCTGCTGTCTATCACATTCCAAGGGATGTTGTGGTCCCATTACAGTTCCACACAGGGGTACACGAATACCAAATATCGTTATACAATAAATGTGTGTGCATAAAAAATGCCCACATCCCTTAGTTAAATATGATAGACACCACAAAGATGAGCACTAATTCTGAATCCCACAAGAAAAAATAGAAATACCTTTGCGTTTTCATCTTGTTGTGCTATTTTTGCGTTATGTGGAAAGAGAAATTAGGAAACTATTTGATTGATGTCTCGAAATATATCTTTACAGGTGTAGTGGTAGCGTCTTTATTCAAGGATATGGAAGATAATAAGTGGCTGATTTATGGCCTAGGCTTTACGTCTTCTATTTTAGCCTTAATAGCAGGATTGGTATTAACGAATAAGAAAAAGGAGGATAAGTAATGGGAGCTATAATTGGATTCGCCGTGATAGGCATACCTTGTGCCGCATTTTTGATCTATTGCCTTACGCCTTCTGGCAAACAATGGCTTAGATCCAATCACATGATTTGACAAGATAGATTCTTATAGGAATAATTTAGAGATGAAAGCCTGCCGGTTGTCCGGTGGGCTTTTTTTATACCCGGAATTTTCTTCCCCTCCCTTATATTTTAAACAGAAAACTCTTATGACAATTTTAGATTTAATCAAGGCGGCATGTAAGACAAAAGGCGTGCCGGAGAAGTATGCGG